ATGCCAGAGAACTACACATATGTGTCGAGAGGTAAAGAAGAGTGGGCCTCTATTATGGTTACACAGGGAAAATACGAGGGTATCATCTATCAGTATGGAAAAGTATCTGTTGCTGAGAATGAAGATGAGAACGGTAATATGCCCCTGTCTTTCAAATACAATATTGTAGATTATAATGGGTATGATCAAGAGGATTTAGAATCATCAGATGATTTTAGAAACACTCTAGGAGACATTTTGGTAGAGATACTAGATGAGCAATTGAAGGTGGGTAATCTTGAATATAATGATTAAACTAGTTGAAATTAGTTGTTGACAAATGTATTTGGGTGTGGTATAGTTAGTAATAATCAGAAAACAGAGAAGGAATATATTATGACTGCACCCGCAGGTACTGCTGGATTTACTACTAAGGAATCATTGGTAGCTGAACAAAATCACAAGACATGGATTCAAAAGATTGTATCTGAATATGGTTCTGATTTTGAACTTCGGCCATTTGTTACAATTAGTGAACTTGTATGTGGTGATGAGAATAATCCTCATGCTTATCTGACAAAAGCGTATAGAGGTTTGCCTGCTGGGTCATCTTCTGTTTATGAAGCAGATGGTGGATGGATTTATTATAAAGGTGAACTGATTGGTGTCTGTGAACACAAATACCAAGACGCCTATCAAAATGCTTGTGAAAGGGCAGGAAAATATGTCATTTGTATGCATCGTCATGCGGTGTTTATTTCAGTATCAGGTTATGGATTTTCTGAAGAAGCTATGACTGCCAAATCAACCGCAACTGCAAAGTTTGCCGCCGTTGCAGAAAATGGTCATAAACGACTTGGATTAGAAAGAGGTGTAGGTTTTTCATTGAATCAAGATGAGAAAGAGTTTAAGGAAACTTTTCGTGATTGGTTTGAATATCTTATATCTAAGGAAACTGATTATTCATGAAACCATTATTCATGTGGGCTGGTGGTAATAATCAGAAAACAGAAAAGGAATATATTATGACACAACGTGATAAGAACTCCAAAGGTGGTTTCAAAAATATTGATGCTCGGGCAGACAAGCTACTTGCAAAAAGAGGTATTTCTGGCCATGTCGCCGCTGATCGTTTTTGTGATGACTTCAAAGCATATCTTTGTTACTATGCTACGAAGTCTGGTATCCTAGGAAGCGCAGAGCAAACACTGTCCCTGCTTGAAGATGATGCTAACTTAGTTAACAGTGACATCTTTAATAAAAACTTTCGTACTACGTTTGAGGATTTGACCCCCGATATATTGTTAAATGATGCCATCTTTCCAAAGTTTTTTAAACAGTTGTTAGGCAACAACGGTAAAGGTATTGGTATTGGTGAGTTGGTGCTTCCGTTGATAATCAATAAGTATTATTTTAGTGTTGAAAGTGATGGTAAATTTGCAAACGGTGCCAAGGTAGAGATTAAGAAGGACGGTGCTTCGGTGAAACCTGTTAAAAAAGGACTTACTGATCAGGGTTTAGTGGACAAGTTGAATGAAAAATATTTCAAGGGAACAGTGCCGGGTATGAAGCTAAAAAAACTTTTTGATAATCATGTCTCAACTGTCACTGACCCTAAAGTATATGCTGATTACTTCAAAGAACTTTATGTGGGTTGCGATACCACGGAACTTGCAAAAGAGGTTGCAACCTGTTATACTAACCCAACAATGTTTAACAATGCGGTTGGTAAGTTTGCTCTTAAAAACTATCAACTGACAGACGGTTGGAAAAATATTTTCTATATTAATGATGTAAAAATGACCTTGGTTAACATTGCTGATGTAGAAGATATTGATGGTCTTGACTTAAAATTCGATCCTAAGTTCAAGCGTGGGAAGGATACCCAAGCAATCTCTGATGGCTATGTAAATGTGAGAATATAAATGACTAAACCTCTATTCATGTGGGCTGGTGGTAAGAACAAGATGCTCAAGCATTATAAGTCTCTGATGCCGTCATCTGTCAAGTCGTACTGCGAACCATTCCTTGGTGCTGGTGCAATGTACATATATGTTATGAACACATATTCACCAGATTATGCTTGTATCAATGACATTAATCCAGACATTATAAAAATCTATACCTCAATCAAAACTAATCTAGAATCTTTTCTTATTCGTCTGAACACACTAGAAGCAATCTATATTCCAAAGTCAAAGGAAGATCGTAAGCTGTATTACTATGAAGTACGAAATGAACACGCATGGGAATATGAGAACTATAGTTCAGATGCTGAAGAGGCTGCAACTCTATACTTTTTAATGAAGACAGGGTTCAATGGTATATTCCAGATTAATAAAAATACCAATGGACGATACGGTACACCATCAGGACTCTTAAATCAAAAGGATAAGGTATATGATCGTGATGTTGTACAATGGTGGCATAACGCACTACAAAAGACAGATATTCGTTGTGGTGATTGGAAAGAAGCTGTAAAGAGTTGTCCTGATGATACATTCTTTTTCTTTGATCCACCATATCGTGAGTCATTTGCAAACTATGGTAATGGTTTCACAGACAATCAGCTGACTGATTTGATAGAGTTTTGTGATTCACAATCTTCTGTTATGATGTCCAATAGGGATGATGAGGATTGGTTTGCACAACAAAATCATACACTGAACAGTGTAAACTTTGACATATTCTACACAGCAGGAAGACGTAAGAAAACTGACAAAGGGTTTGACGCAAAGAAAGCAAGAGAAATACTGTTATATAGGACAATAAATGCAAACGATTGAACGAACAGCACTTACACAGCTTGTTACAAACGAGCAGTATGCACGTAAGGTGCTACCCTTTATCAAGAAGGACTATTTCTCTGACAAGACAGAGCGTACCATATTTGAAGAGATTACTAAGTTTGTTGACAAATACAATAAGATACCAACACAAACATCGCTAGAGATTGAGGTTCAAGGTAGAAGAGATTTAAACGATACGGAATATGACAAGGTTGTAGAGGTTATCAAGACATTGAAGTCTACAGACGTAGACTTTGATTGGCTCGTAGATACCACTGAAAAGTTCTGTAAGGACAAGGCAGTATACAATGCAATTGTCGAAGGTATTGGAATTATTGATGGAAAAGATAAGGACAAAGATGCAGGGGCAATTCCAGGCATACTCACTGATGCCCTTGCTGTTGGTTTTGACAATAACATTGGTCACGATTATTTGTTGGACGCAGAATCCAGATTTGAATATTACCATACAATAGAAGAGAAGATTCCTTTTGATCTAGACTTCTTTAACAAGATCACTAAGGGTGGACTTCCACCCAAAACACTAAATATTGCACTCGCTGGTACAGGTGTCGGAAAGAGTTTGTTTATGTGCCATGTGGCTGCAAACTGTATGTCTCAAGGTAAGAATGTTCTATACATTACACTAGAGATGGCGGAAGAACGCATCGCAGAGCGCATTGATGCCAACCTAATGAACATCAGTATGGAAGATTTGCATGACCTTCCCAAGCAGATGTTCGAGAGTAAGATAGAAAAGATCGTTAAGGGTACTAGTGGGAAGCTGATTGTGAAAGAGTATCCGACTGCTTCCGCAAACTCTGCACACTTTAGAGGATTGATCAAGGAACTTGCAATCAAGAAGAGCTTTAAACCAGATATTATCTTCATTGATTATCTGAATATATGTGGAAGTAGTAGATTTAAAGGAGCAACCAATGTCAATTCTTATATGTACATTAAGTCAATTGCAGAGGAGCTTAGAGGATTGGCAGTTGAGACAAATCTTCCGATTATGTCAGCAACACAAACCACTAGATCGGGTTTCGTATCTACGGATATTGGTCTTGAAGATACGTCTGAAAGTTTTGGTTTGCCTGCAACTGCTGACTTCATGTTTGCACTCATTAGTAACGAGGAACTTGATGAACTTAACCAGATCGCAGTCAAGCAACTAAAGAACAGATACAATGACCCAACAGTGAATAAGAGGTTTGTCATTGGAATTGATCGTGCAAAGATGAGACTCTTTGACGTTAAGATGACTGAACAGAACATCGTGGATAGTGGACAATCAAAGGAAACAGAGGAC